ACCTTTAAAGAAAACGTTCTTAGCCTGTTGTGCGTTAATGGCAACGTTAATTAAATCTATCGCATCCCCGCTTGGTTTTCCGAAGTATCTTGCGGGGTCTTTGAGACAAAGTAACTTATAAACAATGTAAGCACAAGCAACAGTGGAAGTAAAATCTTTACCGCTACCCTTCCCCAACTGTAATATGATTTCGTTTTTTGTATATTTGTCATAGTATCTAGCCCCTTCTACAGACCCATAAAGTTCTTGTAAATCTTCTTTCTTGTATATCTGACTCATTGCTTCAACTATGTCATACTGGATTGCTGACAAGGTTGGTTGACCAAGATATTCAGATGACTCAACAAATGTTTTAACATCTACTGGTTTTTCATCAAACTGATTTTCTTTTAGTACATCTAAAAAATCATTAAACATCTTGGACAATCGTAATCACTTCGCCTTCTTTTGCAATTTGTGAAAGTCTGTGCATAATTAAATCACGAACTTCTGGATGCGTAGAAGCAATCTCTCTAAGTATTTCAACAAGGACTTCTTGTCGTCTTTCAATTTGAACCATCTCTTCGGCAAGTTCTTTATTTTCTAACAAACCAGCCTTTTGAAGCATTTCAATTCTAGATTTTTCAATATCCATAACAAGTTTGATAGCCTGAGTCTTTGCACTAAGGTTATTTGTCATACTTGATTCATCAATAACCTCATAAGCCTTTGTAATAAGTTTACTATAGTGTGTGTCTGCTCCAGCAAGGGCTTCTTTAGCCCGTGCACGAATTGCATCATTAGCAGATGCCATAACTTTCCACTCATTAATTAATGCAACAACACGAGTCCTAGGCATGTCTAGTTCTTTAGATATTTTTGTTGGATCTTGACCCTTTAAATATTCTGTAACTACTTTGTTTACTTCATCTAAATGTTGGACTAATTCTGTTTCAGTTGACATAATATTTTCCTTCTAAACGATTAATCTCATCTTTAATATAAAAAATTGCTTTTTCTAAATCTTGGATTGTTTTTTGTTCATCTTTAAGTCCTGCTCTCCACAAATATTTAAAAGCATTTCCAATATTAAAATTGCGATGACGTGTAATTTGTATACACTCAACTCCACTAGGATCAGTCGTGTAGTGTAAGGGATGATTAACTTGATCAACCGTAATGTTTAAATTATTACTCATCGTTTTGATTTCCTTAATCCAAATTTTGCAAGGTATACATAGATTGTTTCTATGCTTGCCCCACACTCCTTGGCAATGTCTTGTGGAGATTTTTTATCTATAAGATATCTCTTACGAAGCCAAACCTCACTTGTATACAGTTTACCACTCATAGTATTATTTGTCAACCTCTTTTGTATTAATATCATAATAAAATTTATCGGAGTCTTCCAGCATCCATTTATTTTGATTTTCAACATCCCACTTGTAATCATTAATTATTCTTTCAATAACATAATCTTTTTTCAAGGTAAATGAAGGTTCATAAATACGAACCCTATTATTGGGCTGAACAGCAAAATTACCATCATCTCGTTGTATGACGTGTCCACACTTGTGCTCGGAAGGACTTTCTGAATAACCATCATCCATAACGTTTGTATCTGGATTGTGCCAGTCAAGAGTAAATAAATAGGTTCCATCATGTCTTGTCTTTGTTCTATCAATATATGACATTCTAAGGTTTGTAAGGTTTTCAAATTTAGTCACAGATATGTGATGACTAAAAGCGTTCCATAAAACTAAATTATGTAAGTCTATTTCAGGAACTCCAGGTTTTGTACAAAATGCACTAATTGGTAATCTCCACCATAACCCACCATCTTCCATCATTATGTGAAATAAAGGGCTTCTGCTTTTTATACTAGCAACACCAAATATAACACATGGGAAATACTTATCATGACTATCTAACTGATTCCTTAAATAGTTTCCACGCACATAACATTCTATGGGAGGTATGTTTGCATTTAACTCTGGCATTATTCTATTCCTCCTACTGCTTTATTCCAATTATTAATAGCCCAGTGACCGATACCACAAGCGTCAGCAACGTCATTATCGTTAATGATTTTATCATAGTTGATTTCAATTAATTTCATTGTCCTTTCTTTTCTTATCTGCCGTTCAAATGTTTTATACCAAGAGATTGATTTTCCAGGATTTTTTAATCTAATTTCTAGTTGTTCTTCTTTACTTATTTTTTTATTTCCTAAATAGTTTTGCCAGGTAATTGGGGCTACGGTTCCTATTTGTTTTGTTCCAGTTAGCCCTGCTGCACCAAGCAGTGCACCTTGAACCAATGCAAGATCTGCAGCAGTCTTAGGACTATTCATAAAGACTGTGTGTTCAATTACTATTGCTTCAAATCCACCAGAGTATTCAAAAAATGCTTTTGTTTTAGCACAAGCGTCCATTACTTTTTCATAATTAGTATTACCTTCAAATTTTATTTTTCCAATAGTCCCAAGTTTTTTATTTTCAAATAACGCAAAAGCAAGACTGTTAGTACTAGCATCAATGGCACATATTTTATTTGGTTCCACTACTGCACCCCACTTAGTCTTGTTCATAATCAAAAAATCCTTTTATTTGTTTTAACATTTTATCAACATTTTTTTTACTTACATTACAATTTGAACAAAATCCAGAGTCGTTATAAATTGATAGGTCTACGCCACAACCACCAAGGCATTTTCTTACCTTGCCAATTCTTTTTTGTCTACGAGTTATGTGGTAGCGTTGCACAATTTTATCTTTTGTTGCAATGTCTCTACACTTAATCCCGCAGTAAATTTGATAACTTACTTTGGGATTAAATGCCTTATCACATCGATCACATAGTTTCACTTAATTCCTCAAGAGGTTTAATCTTTAAAACCCCTACTTCTGCCTCTGCACAGGCTTTTTGGATAGGACAAACTTTACAGATTTTTGAGTTTGCTCTATATGTTTTTACTGGAATATCTCTATCTGTCCAAGCCTTGCGAACTTGTTTCATCCAGTCAAAAGCGTAATTAACCCAGTTACGATATTCATCATTTATTAATACTGGCAAAGTTAATAATTCATGATTATTTTTATTTTCATAAATTAAAACACCTTTATCTTTTTTTAATACCTTCATATACATTAGTAATTGCATAAGGTGTTTGCCTTTTGCTTTTCTATTTGCTTTTTTATATTCAAATCCATCGTTTGGCATTGTCTTAATTTCACCAAGAATTGATTCACCTTTATAGTCAAGCATTACATCTCCATAGCCAAAGATAGGAGGATCATCTACCTTAACTGTAAACTCTAATGCTGGATGTTTTTGTTTGCCATACTTACGCTCTGTTTCAAACTCCATATTTTTATCTAAGATATCTGCTTTAATCATTGCATCTTGAATTCGATCATGGCTTAAAGAACCACTTGTCCTATTTGCTACACCATATGGGTCAGCATTATCATAAAACACTGCGCCATCAAAAGCAAGATACCAAAACCTTGCACACTCTCCAGCACCATAGGTAAGTGTTGATGGAGAAAAAGAATATTTCTTAGTAAACTTTGGTTTAATATCTGCTACATATCCTTGTTGAATAGCATCTACTAATCCTTCTGTATACCCAGTGTCTTCATTATGCTTTGGTTCATCTGTTCTAATCATAATCTGTTTTAGTAAGTTTTTACTCATGTTTTATCCTTTGTTTATATAAGTATACCAGGTTAGCGTATTATGTATTTAAGTGCTGACACTAAGTTGTTAATTGATTCTGCTGCCGTGAAATATATGTTTTTCTTTGCCCTATCGCTTTTATCTACATTAGCCATCCAGGTTGCCTTGAATGACATCTTTGCTGCAATTGCCTGAAGTCTTACAATTTCAACAGTAGCAACATTAAACGGAACATCTGGTTTAATGATTAATTTAGCAATCATTGTTAAGGCGGTTGTTAACTCTTCGTCATTCATATAGTCAGCAATCTCAGTCAAACCATTGACCATATCTATAGTTGTTCCTGTTTGTTTAACTTGCTCTATCATTTTACTTACCCTCCGTTAGTTGTTCTAAAAGATCCATTTCAATTATAGCAAGCCTTACCTTTGTATTACCTTCTCCAAGTATTACAACAATTGCTGGAGACTTATCAATCCCCGACTTTATTGAATCAGTAACAGCCTTAGCCC